TCTGTTCCAAGTGCTTCTATTTCCTTTTTTATGATCATGTCTTCAATTCTCAGTTCAAGCTCTACGAATCTCTTAATAGCTCTTTTCTGCTCATAGATACTATCTACAAAACCAGGAGGGCTCCGAAGTGCGGCAGGAGCCAGGTGTAATAGAGTGTCAAACGCTCTTTCCAGAACGTCCCAGTCCAGGTTTAGTTTCTCCTGGCTGCACGTCCCCACTACCACTATCTCCCTGCGGTTTTTCTTCATCCGGTTTCCCAGGCTGTCCTGCATCTCTCCTCCAGATTAATTGACCATTAGGTTTATTGTGAACAAATCCTCGCTTCATTAAATATGCTCTGCCCTCTGTGGAGCTTTCGCGGTAATCGGTAAGCATGAACTTTACCGTACCACTCATAAACTCTTTAAGACGATTAAGTATGTTATCCATGTAGCCCTTGCCTCGATACTTTTTCTTTGTCTCCATATCCAGGATGAATACATATACTCAGATACCATTCTGATTATAGTCCGGTATATGTTGTTCTTGTTATCATCAACAGGTTTGACCGGTGTAATGATTGTCTTTATCCAGGCCCTGGTCCTCTTCTTTCCGTTCACTGTCTCAACCCATGAAAATACTGTGTATATCCCTGGAATCTCATTTACATAGACCTGGGAAGAGTCCGGTGAAGATAGCTTTAAGCCCGTTCCATTACAGTCAGGACAGTCAAACCATTCCTGTCTTGCATCCATTATATTTAACTTGCGGAGCTTCTTCTCTCCTAAACAGCGGGGGCATTTCATAATAGTTCCTTACTTTGTAAGATATTCATACTCATTCTTTTTTTTCTTTGTCGATATAAATGGTTGCTTTCCTCGATAGAGTGTGTCCCTGATTCGCTTCTTCTGTCGGGTATAGGGTTTGAGTTCGCGCTTCTTCTTAAGCTCTCCCTCTTCTTTAAGGACTGAAATTACAACACATAAAGCCCTGCAGAGGGGAAAGCCTTTCACTGCTTGAGGCATTGTAAGATGGGAACTCTGGCGCTTCTCTACGGTCCAGTCCCGGTATTGCCTGTCTGTCTCTATGCAATCTGTGTGTACTACCACTCTTTTCTGTGCCATCATGTTATTAACCTGGATGATTGAGCCGGCTTCGTTATAACTAAGACTCTTCTTAACTCTGATCTTTGCTTTCTTTCTCAGCTGGTATACAATATCCTTGCCACCTTTGAAGAGATCCGGATTACCCAGTATCTTCCTGATATAGAGTTCATTGTTTCTCGGGATCACAGCACAGCCTACCCGGGTCCTGATATCATATCCTATCTCTTCTGCTATGGGATTGGTGTATACAAGCTCATCATACACGCGCAATGTTTTAGTCTTCCTGCCCCAGAAGAAGAAGTTCCCGTATATCGTTTGATCAACTTGGCCGATTAGAACCACATAAATAAAAGCCTCTTCGGGTACAACCTTATCCCAATTGATTTTAAACCTTCTGTGTAAGTCTGGATTAGTGGAAGTGTAAATCTTCCATACCTGTTGACGCTCTGACTTCTCCATGCAGCACATAATTAAACTATCTGCTCTGTCGGGAGAGTTGGTGAACTCCTTTTTATAATCCGCTTTCGCTTCAATCCGTATCTTCAGGTTCTTATCAACTTTAAATCTGCGAGCTGCCAGCTCTTCGGTGAGGAAGTCACAATCAGGCAAGTCAAGATATTGAATCTGGTCCCTGAGCTCTCCCCACATTCTCGATATGATATCAGCATACTCTTCATCACCAGCACTACTGAAGTTTACCGGGACCACACGGATATTGTCAATAATGTTCTTATTCAGAGCGTCCACAACTCCAGCGCCATATCCTCCAGTTACATCTACCCTGATATCAACAGTGGATTGAACACCTGTTTTCTTTCTGTACTTCCTCAACACGTCCAGGATTAAATTAACAGTCTGGTCAGTGTCACTACGTTCCAGTACTTCCTGGGGATAAACCTTATTGCCATGTTTAGCGGTTACTACAGTCAGATCGTCACCGAACCTCGCACAGTCACAGGCCAGCGTCAACCTCCCGGATCCCTGAACTTCTCGGGCTTTTGCTGCCTCAACATCAACGAGCTGTATAAATGATTCAGGATTACCCTTCGGAGACTGACCCAGAACACGCACTCTATAGATATCTGAGCCCTTACCGTATTTCTTCGCTATTCTATCACAATACGCCTTTGATGCAATGGGGCTCTTCTCAGAGTTAAAGCGGAGATTACTCCAAAACTCTTTATCTCGATTGAATGTGTCGTGACAGTATCCAACAATAGCAGTATGCTGCCCACCTATAACAATCTTATTGTCCTCTTCAGTAAGAGATCCCTCGATTACTTCCCATACTAATTCATTTGTAATTCCAAAGGCTTCATCAATAATCCATAACAGATACTTTGCATGAAAACCCTGCATGTTGTCCGGCTCTTTCGGGGACCTGGCGCGAATGAATGAATTGTCCTTATGTCCTTTTACAAATATTTCATCTGTACGGGTTTCATAGAGTGGTCTTAATCTGGAAAGTGGGATCCACCTCTTGAACTCGGGCCAAAGTACATCGTATAACTGGTGAAATGTGGGAGCGACTACCGGTATCTTTGTTAAATGTCCGAGCGTGTTGTGCCTGGTAGTGAGAAACCATAGAGCTATCCATGAGAAGGTTGTACTCTTACCGGTACCATGGCCTGATTCAATAGAGACTTTCGGTTCTACTGATATTTGATCAAGCAGATACTCCTGGTCCGGTGTCATTGCTAAGTCAGGAATTAACTTACGGGCAGGGACTATGATGTTATCATGCACAAACTCTTTAGCATGGTAATAATAGTGATTTATGGCGTCAGCCGTTAAAAGTGGCTCAGTCTTTTTCTTTTCCATCGATATCGTCTATCCGATTTTCAATTTCATCCAGCCGCTTGTGATAGGCATCGTTCGCCTGAGAATCATGCTGTTCATTCAATTCTCCTGAATGCTCAATTTTATCAGTAAATAGTTTATGTGTTTTACCAAGTAATTCGAGACTACCCTTCTTGTCGTGCATTTTCATCTTGATTTTCTGTTCACGCTCAAATGTCTTTTTGCCATCATCGTCTGTGGTGGGTACAAAGCGGGTAGTTGTCTCAATCTCTTTAATGCAGGCAGTAGCAGAACCCATTTCTTTGAATGATTTAAAGTCTACCTCATCCCCATCAAACTCAGCAAAATCCTCCCCCCGCTGAAATGCTAAAATAGCAAGTTCTTTAATGACATTCTCAGCAGTAGGCTCAATCTCTTTGATCTTCTTTTTGAGTAACTCGTTGACTTTACGCTTAACATTAGGCTTTCTTAGGAGTTTACACGCTTCTACCCCTGCAGCATTTTTGCTTTTAATCTTATATGTATTAAGATATGCCTGGGTACCATTAAACTTGTTGGCAATATACTCATAGCAAAAGAGTAGTTCGTTCTTTGTGAGTTTCTTTTTAGGCATATAAACAAAAAATGCGAGACAGTATACCTACAGGCTCGCTTCTGGTTAGATACATTGTATGACTTAATTTTAAGGGAGCGGACCCGGGCGCTGATATGGATCCACTCCAAGATAATACCACACACCACTTCTCATTAATAATAATATAATAAAATGTTTTCATTTGACAAGGTTTTTCTGAACTATTTTTTCTTAGCTGCGTTTTTTACATTTATAACCAGGGGATATAAGTTTCTTCTCCCAAAATTATATATTCCTTCGAGCATTTGTACAACAGCCTCTGTGGTTCCATAAGGAAACAGCCTGTCGGGGTGCTTCTCAATACTGGTTATCAATCTGTCCATGTCAACACCTTTTACTTTGTATATTGCCACGATTGCGTATACAAATGCCCTTGAGTTGGCTTTTGGATAAACCCTTCGCAATCTGGCTATTACCAGCGCGACCCTGTGAGCGCCTCTATAGTTTGTTACCTTAAACTTGCCGGATTTGATACTTTCTCCCACAGTTTTAGTGTCTCTTTTACCAGCTAACAAAGACACGGAAATATTAAGTGGTATTTTATATTTCTTACGAAACTCAATAACGTCTAAATAATGTCTAAACCCTCTTTGTGCAAAAGAGTCTATATAAGTTTGCAAGCTCCATGTTACCGCGGTAGAATTAATCTCCGGTATGTTTATGTTCTGCTCAATCTCTACATAATAAACAGGCAGCTCCAGCATGGCTGCAATAGCATGACGGTGTTGACCATCTTTAATTATAAAACTCCCGTTCTTTTTATGCACTGTCAGCGGATAGGAAGTAATAAAACCATACTTCTTCATTGACTCAAGAAGTTTTCTATGTTTAGCAATATTTAAAGGCCTGTTCCCCCTATCATAAGAGAATAGATTATATTGCTTTGTTTGGTTTATGTAGTGTTTCATACACACTCCTTTAAAAAGGTTAATAAAAGTCCACTTCATTAGGTTTTGGCAAAAACATATTTAAAAACTCTGAAGCCCACTGTCGGATCTCTGACATTTTCTCTTCCCATTCAATAGTTTCCCAGTCTTCAAGCCTGGTGCTTCTGATGTACTTGCGACCCTGATCGTCCTCATACACAAAGAATTCCAGCTGAAGGTATCCGTGGGCCCTATCATCAGTCTCACCCATGGCCTTGGCAACATAAGGAACTACTACTCCACGGTAATATCGATTCTGCTTATTGCTCTTTTTCTTCTTCTTCTTCCTGGCTATGAATTCGCACTCTTCATCCTGGAGGATAGCAAGATTCATCTGCCAATCACTTTTAACCGCAGGATCAACCATTATCTGTCCGTTATGACAGGTCCCGGGAAATACTCTATCCACCAGTAGTTACCTTCACAATCTTACGTCCAGAAGGTCCTTGTTTCTCCGCTTGAACTTTTTGTTCTCTTCAAGAATGATCATCATCTTGGTCCTCTGGTGTTTGAATACTGCTTTATCTTCGGTCATGCGTTCTCCTTTGGACAAATGTTACAATCAGATCCCCTGCGATAATAGCTTCCACAAATAGGACAGGGCCAGGATACTTGAACTAATTCTCCTTTAGCCTGCGCTTTCGATTTAAGGACATACAGGTTCTTGCTGGGCTCCTCTTTGTTTAAAATACAGTCAATAACATATCCATCCTCCCGAAGATCGCTTAACCTCGGCCGGTATGCGCTGGCTAAGTTGGTTTTTAATATCTGGCCAAGTGTCAGCTGGTTATTGTTCTCTGCAAACATCTGGAGAAGCTGTTCTTTCTGTGTCTGGATCATAGATACCTCTTGATTAGAATGGTAATTCCTTTATTATTCGTTTAAATGTTAAAATAATAACTTC